TTCGATTTGTTTGATGTTGTCGAATATAGCGACAAGGTCAAAACAAAGATTACGCGTAAAGCGTGCGCGCTTATTTTGGTGCATGAGGTTTTGAAAGACCTTGATCCAAAATCGCGTGACTTTTTATACTGGATGAATGTTAAAGTAAATTTACTTGAATTATGACACCAAAAGAAAAAGCGAATGAGTTAGTCGTTGAATTTTACGGTAAAATTTGTAATTTGATTCCAGTCAATGACGGAAATGAAAGATCGGAAAGGTTTCGAATCATTCAACCAATTGCAAAAAAATGCGCTTTGATTTCAGTTGATGAAATATTGAATGCAATTGCAAACACTGATATTAATAAATTTGAATTCGGTTTCCATTATTGGAAACAAATTAAAAAAGAAATACAACAATTATGAAATGGCGAGCATCACAAATCGGAAAACTCATGACCAACGACCGTTCCGGAAAAAACATGGGACAAACGGCGAAATCTTATATTGAGCAACTTGCAAAGGAACATTTTTATGGTTATGAATCCCCCATTGTCAACCGTTACCTTGACAAGGGAATCAATCAAGAAATTGAATCGATTCAATTGTTGAATTCGGTTCGATTTGAGAATTATGAAAAGAACACCGAACGAATCGAAAACGAATGGTTGACGGGTGAATGCGACATCCTTACGAATGAAAAAATCATTGACATCAAAACATCGTGGTCGTTGGACACGTTCCCGGAATTACCGGAGGACATCGATTCCAAAGAGTACGAATTTCAAGGTCGCGCCTACATGATGTTATATGAAAAGCACGAATTCGAACTTATTTATTGCATGGTGTCAACATGGGACGAATTCTTGACGCAATACGACGATAAAACGATTCACAAGGTCGACCATATCGACCCGCGTTTTCGAATTACGTCGGTAACGTTTGAACGTGACTTTGAACTTGAAAATCAAATAATTGAACGTTGCAAGCTGGCGACGGATTATTATAACGAACGAATGAATAAACTAAAAAAGAAATAATAATGCCACAAACACCATTGCCTCCAATACCAAAAAAAAAGTATTTCATTATTGAATGTCATTTCGATGAATTAGAAGGAGCGTATTTCCTTACTGAATATATGAACAAACTTGGTCATTTTTACATTATTTCGGTGACATCAAAACAAGGTCAATTTGATGTAAAATCGGTGACCGTTGATGAATTTAAAAATTTTAACAATTATGAATAAACAAACCGCATTGAACTATTTAATTGAAAAACTTGAATTGCAAGTCATGGCTAACCACATTCCGTGGGTTGTTGAAATAATTCAAGACGCGAAAAAAATGGAACGTGAACAAATCGCCAGCGCTTATGAAAACGGCGAATGGAATCAAGGGGTGAACGGTGACGCGAACGAATATATTGAAAAGACATTCGGAAATGAAAGCAACATTTGAATTCATTTTACCGGAAGACCAAAACGAATTCGAATTGATGAATGAGGCGCCAAAAATGTTTTGTGCGTTGATTGAAATCGAAAGGATGTTGCGAAATATTTACAAATACGACGAAACGTTGAATCAATGGCAATATGATATTGTTGAGAAAATAAGGGAAGAATTTTACGAAATTATAAACGAAAACCAAATAAATATAAACAAATGAATGAAGAAAAAGGAACGGTTGTCCAAGTGACGCCATTGCAAACGATTTCGGATAAATTCCGAAAACAAGAATTCACAATAAAAACGTGGACCGAATACCCGCAATTCTTGACATTTCAAACGGTCAATGATAAATGCGACCTTGTCCGCAATTTGAATACTGGCGATGACGTCGAGGTCAAATACAATTTGCGCGGTCGCGAATGGATTTCCCCGGAAAACGTCACAAAGTATTTTAACACCGTCGAAGCGTGGTCAATTAAACTAATCGGAAAACCAGTACAAGAAACACCAATGGAGAATGAAAACGATGACGATTTACCTTTCTGACGATTCCAACGTTGTCGACTGGATGCGCAAAATGACAACGTCACGACTTGACAAGCGTTATAAGATGACACACCTTGCCGAAGATATGAAAGTAAATTATTCGATGTTGTATCGATTTATGAACGGGAAACCAGTCGGTCAAGAATTTTTTATCGCTTGGTTTAAATATTTTGTAAATTAGTCCATGAAATTTTGGCAACATGACGCCTATCAAATCGCTCGAAAAATCACGTCGAATCATGAACTTGCGGGTGATTTGGTTGGTCATGTTTTTATTCTCATGCACCGTTTTAACTTTAACGATGCCGATATTCCCGCTATATTTTCAAGATTCGCATGGAATCAATGGACGTGGAAAAGGTCGGAATTTTGGCGGTTATATAGGTCGGACGGTGACGCAATCAACGATGTTGTGGACGTCAACGAATCGCCGTCACAAAATCAATTTAGCGAAAAACTTGCGGAATTTTTGGAACAAAGCGGTTCGACGGATCAAGAAAATTTCATAAAAGAAATAACGAAAATGCACCTTTGCGGAATGACATTCAGAGAAATTAAAGAATTGACCGGCATTTCGCTTGACACTATTCATAAAACCATTAAACAATTTAAAAATGATTTATTCGATTATTGCGGTCGCAATTGCGCGGGCGTTCATGACCTTTGAAATTCCAGACATTAAACCGTTCAATTGTCAATCATGCTTGTCGTTTTGGACGGCGGTTGTCTTGTATTGTTTCATTGACGTTTCAATGATTCCTTATGCTTTTTTAAGTTACTTAATGTCCGATTTATTGTTGATTTATGAACATAAGTAATTCTTTAAGAATCCAGCTTGAAAATTTCGGGCGAAATCGTTACGCGCATTTAGACGATACCTTGAAAACCGAGTTAGCTATGCACTACAAAGCGCTGGGATTCGGGAAACTAAACAAGTCGTGCAACACTTGTGTTCGTATCGCAATGGACAAACTAAACGAAAACAAGGACAAAGTTCGTCCCGTTGTCCGCGAACAAAACAACGAACGTCACATGAACGAACAACCCCCGCGTTTACATTTCGTTGGCACGAAACAAAAGACATTCGCCGAATTGCGACGCGACGCGATTGAACTGGGTTTCAAACCAACACGAACAACAACACGTCAAGATCTTGAACAATTCCTAAAAAATGGTTGACATTCACCCGACATCCGTAATTTATCCCGGTGTGACAATTGGTAAAAACGTCACAATCGGTCCCTTTTGCATAATCGGAGCGCCAGCGGAATCGAAACGTCACGAGGGACAACCGGGTTTCGGTGTTGTTATTGGTAACGATGTCACTATTCACGGTCACGCCACAATTGACGCGGGTTGTGAACGTCCAACAATAATTGACGACGGCGCCTATATTATGAAAACCGTACACGTCGGACACGACGCAATAATTCACAAGAACGTGACAATTTCCCCGCACGTTGTGGTTGGCGGATTCGTTGAAATACACGAAGAAACAAACATCGGAATGAATGCCACGATTCACCAGCGCGTCACGATACCCGCGAAATGTATGGTCGGGATGTCGGCGGTAATTACAAAGAAAACACCGACCGAACCAAACACCGTTTTGGTCGGCAATCCAGCGCGAATAATTCGATCCAATAACAAATGAAAATCATTACCGTTTCAGCCATGCATGGGCGCCACAAGACCGTTGCCGAATGCATTCAAAGAATGCCGTTCATCGACAAGGTTTATATTTATTCAAATGATGAAGACGGCGCGTTCCTTGAGACACAAGATATTTTTGCGATGGCGAAATATAGAAACGAACCGTTGTCGTACAAATGGAACATGGCAATTCGAACGCTCGAACAAATCGATTTCGACGCGGTTGTTTTGCTGGGGTCCGACGACTACATTGACGAAGCATTCATTCGCTACGTTGAACGAACGATTCCGAATTACGACATGATTGGATTTAAAGACATTTATTTTCAGCACGACGGAGGGTTGTATTATTGGTCCGGTTACGACAACAACCGACGGGGGGAACCATGTGGTGCGGGGAAAGTTTATTCACGGAAATTCCTTGAATGTTTGAACTGGAATCTTTTTGACGTTGCAAGGGATCGAGGACTTGACAAAATTTCATGGCAAAGGGTCAATCAAGCAAAAGCAAAGATTCACGTCACAAGTTTAAAACAAAACGATTTGATGTTGGTCGATATTAAGGACGGCGAAGGGATGACATCTTTTAGTAAATTCAAAGGACTTAAACGCATTTCGAACAAGTAAACATAATATTTGGGACAATTATATTCTTATGGCAAATAAACACCGAAATATTGATAAAGACGAATTGATGACAATGGCGCATCGTTATTGCGATTATTGTATCGCGTCGACAAAAGAAATCGCCACGAATTCGGGTGTCAAACAAGTTCGTGAACGTCACATTCCGACCGTGTCGTATTTTCTTTTACATTGGTTGCGTAGGGAACATTTTGATTTTTATTCTCGAACGAATTGGTACGATGCCATGAAAGATGAAAGTCATCCATTGTCGAACACTATAAAAAGCATCGACGAAATTTTCAATTCGTTGGCGCGTGACATTGTTGCCAACGAAGGCAAGGGAATTTTCTACGCGAAAAACAAACTGGGGATGCACGACCGACAACAAGTCGAAACGCGCAACGTGGAAAGGTTCGATTTCGATGTCAACGATTAAGGGATACAAACCGCATTCACGCCAGCTCGAAATACATCGAGCAATCAACCAAGGTACCGAAAAATATTTTGCGTTAAACATTGGTCGGCAATTCGGAAAAACTTTACTTGGAATCAACCAATTGCTTTGGTGGGCAATCAATGACCGAGGGTGTTCGATTGCATGGGTGACGCCGGTATACAAACAAGGTAAAAAAGTTTTCGCCGAAATGGAACGAGCGGTTTCCAAGTCTGGTTTATTTGAATTCAACAAATCGGACTTGCGAATAACTGGATTCGGTTCGTCGATTGAATTCTTTTCCGGGGAACGTCCCGACAACATTCGAGGAAATACATTCAATTACATGGTCATTGATGAATTCGCTTTCACGCGTCCCGAACTTTGGGATGAAGTATTGTCCGCGACGGTCATGGTCAAGGGAAAAAAGGTTTTGTTCATATCAACGCCGAAAGGCAAAAATCATTTTCATCGTGTTTGCTTGCAACCGAATTACGACGACCGCTACAAATATTTTCATTTCACAAGTTACGACAATCCGTTGATTGATCCGAAGGAATTGGACGAACGGCGTCGGTCATTACCCGAACACGTTTTCAAACAAGAATACCTTGCGGAATTCCTCGACAATGCTGGCGGATTATTCAAGGGCGTTCGTAATTGCATCGGACACGGTGAACGTTCATCGCGTAATTACGGAGGACTTGACATCGGTCGCGCGGACGATTACACGGTGTTAACTATCTTGAACGAACGGGGCGAAATGGTAACGGTTCAACGCTGGCGTCATGACGATTGGTCGCGCATCATTGACAAGGTAGCGGACTTGATTCGTAATTACAACGCGATTACAACGGTCGAAGTAAACAATCAAGGGGATGTTTTCGCGGAAATGCTTTCGAAGAAATTACCGGGGAAAATTGTTCCATTCGTGACCACGTCGAAAAGCAAACCGCAATTGATTGAAGACCTCGCGTTGTCATTCGAGCAAAGGAACATTCGTGTGAATGATGTTGGTTGGTTGCTTGACGAACTGGATTCATTTACCTATATTTACAACCCAAACACAAGGGGCGTTCAATATAGCGCACCCGTTGGATTGCATGACGACGGCGTGATTTCGTTGGCGCTTGCGGTCAATTCTTTGAAGTCGAATAAACACAAAGGGAAATATCAAACCATGAGAATATGAAAATAACTTTACCCGCAACATTGAACGAATGCCGTCCGGAGCAATTGACTAAATGGTTGATGTTGGCGGATGTCATTAAGGAAAAGACCGACGAAGATTTGTTTCGAATGCTTGATTTTCAATGTCAATTGATTTCGATTTTTTCGGGGATACCTTTAAACAAGGTTAAGAAAATAAACGTTGCCGACGTACAAGAATTGTCGAAGCATTTATTCAAATTGCTTTCGTCGTACGAATACAAAGAACCGACGGGTGAAATTACAATCAAAGGTCAAACGTATGTTTTTGAAAAAAACTTTGAATATATTTCAACCGGTCAAATTATTGACTTGAAATTAATCGAAGACATTTCGAGCGATCCGTGTCAAGCGCTGGCGATTTGTTATATTGAAAAGGGGATGGAATATTGTCAAGAGGACGAACGCGGGCGAGTGCTGAATCCTAACGCGAAACGATATGAGGTGTTCAAGGAACAATTCGACGGTGTTGAATTTATGAATTTCTTTGGTTTTTTTTTGCTCGAATCCGAAAAGCGGAGCAACGCTATATTGGGGATTCAGACCTTGAAAGCGATGTTGATGACGAAACAAATCGAAACGAAATTAAGGACAACGAATGGTTCACATGGACCAAGGTCCTACATCGATTGGGAAATGAATTCGGACGACCAATTAATGAAATTACTAAACGACCATACATCGAAACATTATTTTGGATAAACTATCTAAAACTAAAGGACGAACAAGATTACATATTAAGTAAACAATCGCGCAATGGCTGAATTCGATTTTCTTGATGAATTCGGGGTGTCGGTTCAAGATGCGGAAAATCCGTCGAACGTTTACGAACAATTCATTCTTGACGTAGGGAATAAGATTACCAAAGACCTCCGAGAATACATAACACAAAACGCAAACAATACCGGGGCGTTGGCGCAATCGGTTGTTTATTTCCCCACGGGCGCGTTGTCGTTTGAAATCCAAGCGGACTATTATTATAAGTTCGTGGACCAAGGGGTGAACGGAATCGCGTCGAATGTAGGTAGTGAATTCTCATTCAAGACGCCGTTTGTTGGTTATAACATGGCGACGGCAATAAGTGAATGGAAGGGGTTGGAAATGTCGCACGCGTTCGCGGTTGCATCGAATATAAAACAACGAGGGTTGCGACCGAAAAACATTACTGATTCGGTTATAACCGACGACGTGTTGGAACGGATCGCAAAAGATTTGAGCGAAGTGACGGGATTAACATTTGAAATTAATTTTGAAAAGACCACGGAAAAATGGCAATAACAATAACACAACAACCCCAATATTTTCAACCAGCTTGCAACCCATACGTTTGGGTTTTCGAATCGACGCAAACCGCACAACCGAATTTTTCGTTCATCGTTGAATTGTATGTTGATTTCGTTTTGGTTTCAACACACCAAGTTTTCAACGAATCTTTGAACTATGCGAAGTTCGACGCGTCGGGTGACTTGCGTTGTTTATTGACCTCCGAAATGGTAACGACGGGCGCGTTGTTGAATTTCACCGATCCCGCAATCGGATTCGTTCAAATTAAGGTTTACGAAAAATACGGAACACCCGCGACCATACAACCAACACCCGCACAAAGTCAAATTTCGCGCGCTTGGAATTCATCTTTGCGACACCCGGATTTCATTACCTACAATCATTACGATTACATGGTTTCAAGAATCAATCCAAATTCGGGAAACATTTTATTTTTAACTGATTTCCCACGGGCGCGAAAATATTTCGTCGGATTGAATGAATCGGTATTCCTTTCGTTTTTGAATCGAGGCGGTTCGGCAACAACCAATTTTGAATTGAATCTTTACGACATTACAAATACCTTGATTGCAACCGACACAATCGCCGTCGCGCTTGCGTTGAACATGGGTGTGTTGGATGTTTCGCCGAATAACCTAATCGCAAACACAACGGTCACGCTGGCGAATTTCAACGCGTCCGCATATTATACAATAAGAGTTCAAGCAACCGACACCCCGGCGTTGTTTTCGGGTTATTCCGAAATCTTTACATTTTGGATTGACACAGAATGTCACCGCTACGAAACGCGCCGACTACATTGGTTGAATAAATTGGGCGGTTGGGATTCGTATACATTTACGCTTGTGTCGGTTGATTCGTCGCAAGTCATTACAAGCGATTACCAGCGCGAACGTGGGGAATGGTCAACAAACGGCACGGCTTGGAATTACAATAAATACCACGGTGAACAAATGGCGTTCAACAAATATTCAACGGACATCCTTGTTTTGAATAGTGACTGGATGCACGAATCTTTTCAAAATTGGTTGGTCCGCGATCTTTACGAATCGCCAAAAGTTTATTTGGAATCAACACCGGGCGCGTTCGAACCCGTTAAAATTACGAATGGCGATTACACGTTAAGACAACGTAGGGTTGACGGATTGATTCGCGAAGTAGTGAACATTCAAAGAACGTATACATACAATTCACAATTGTTTTAATGGCTGGGGAATTATACATAAATAACCGATTGATTGACATCGACGAAACGTTACCGTTCCCGTTGACGTTCAATATTTCGGACATCCGCGATTTGAGTTCGAGAAAAGGGAACAAATCGAAAACGATTACGATTCCCGGAACGAATTCGAATTGTGCAATTTTCCGCTCGATTTTCTTATTGACGTACACCGACGACACAACGTCCACGAATTCCGCGTTTCTTGATTTTGACCCAAGCGTCAAAGCTACGGCGCGTTATTATAACAATGGGATTTTGGAGTTCAACGGGGTTGCGCAATTACAAGAATGCAAGTTGAAAAACGGAACGTGGAATTTTGACGTGACATTGGTGTCCGATACCATTGACTATATTGGTCGATTGAATAAGGTCAAGATAAACGAACTTGATTTTTCGGAATACAACCATGCGTTGACCATGGCGAATCAAACCGAAACATGGACGGGGTTCAACCAAATCAACGGTGTTTCAACGTCAATCATGACGGGGATGGACTGGAACGGGGAGGGTTATTATTATGGGTTGATTGATTACGGATACCCGCGACCAACGTCCGACAAGTTCGATTGCGACCAAATACCCCCGCAAGTTTTCGTTTACGGAATCTTGAAAAAGTTATTCGATTACGTTGGCATTACATGGCAATCGGATTTTATCGAAAGTCAATTGTTCAAAAAATTATTGGTTGCCTATTATGGCGGGAATTTTCCAACGATTACCCCAGCGCAAGCGTTGAACGATTCGGTTCAATCTTATGAAAACAACAACGCGGGCGGTTACATTATATATGGGCAAACATTCGGAATAGGCGGTTCGGGGTTGATTTACTGGAACGACACGAACACGAACGACATTGTCGACGTGGTTGGTGTGGTCGATCCTTTGGGACAAGCAACATCCACAACACCGTTGTCGATTACGGCGGGAACGAATGGATTGTACACCGTTGAATATAACGGTCAACATCAACTTGACATTACCTTTGACCAATTAGCGCAACACTATTTCAACGTTGAATTTCGTTTGTCTATTTTGAAAAACGGAACGGTTGTATCGAATGACATTATTTATCAAGACACGGCATCGACCATTTTTGGAAATTATTCGAACTTATTTACATTCACTTATTCGCGTCAATTGAATTGCGCAATAAATGACGTGTTTTCGTTTCAAGTTAATTTGCAAATCAAAAATGCGCAATCATTAGGGGCGCCAACATTGACGCGAACAATCGGATTGCAAACGTTGGTCACGCAAGTTAATTTCAACAAGTCAATTCAAGAACTTGTCCCCGGAGGAACGGTTGCGATTGGTTCGTTTTTACCCGACATGACGGGCGATGTATTTTTAAAAGGATTGACAACGATGTTCAATTTAATGATAAAGCCGTCAACGTTTGACCCAACGGTTTTGGAAATTGAACCTTTGTCGGAATTTTACAATGGTTCACAAAACGCGCTTGACTGGACGCAATTGGTTGACTATTCTCAAGAATTACAAGTCACGCCAACAATTAATTACGCGTCAAAAGAATACAATTTCGAATTCAAACAAGATGAGGACTATTATAACGATCAATATCAAAACGAATATTTGACCAATTACGGCGAATTCGCCATATTAAGTCAATCGCAATACGCGACCGAAGTCACCAACATGGCGTTACCATTCAGTCAAAAACCATTGGTTGAAATTCATCCGGACTTGATTGTTCCTTGCGCGTTTCAAATCAACCTTGACGATTCCGCCAACGGGCAAAAGGTCCCGAAAAAAGGAACGGCGTTCATTGTTAATTTGGGAGCCATGCGAAACGCGACGTGGAAATATCATGACGAATTCAACAACCAGCACAATTTAATTCAATACCCATACGTCGGACACCTTGACGACATTGACACGCCAACGTTCGATTTGAATTTCGGTGTTCCTCAAGTCGTATATTACCCAGCGTTGACGTACACCAATAACAATTTGTTGAATTACCACAACACGTTTATTCAAGAATTGGTTTCGAGGTACGGAAAACTTTTGACTTGTTATGTAAAGATTGACACGTCAATAATTAACGCGCTTGATTTTCGAAATCTAATCAACATCAACGGCGTTGTTTACCGATTGCAAAAGATTAGCGATTACGATTCGACCAAGGAACGAACAACGCAAGTTGAATTGTTGCGATTGATTCAAGGCGAAGGAATGGCAAGCGATGAAATCATTATTGAATCGCAACCATACGACGAAATAATAACCGAAGGCGAAGAAAATACAATAATAACCGAACAATAAAATGCAAGAAAAAAAGAAAATTTCACAATTGACGCCAAAAGAACGGGCGCTTGATTCAACCGATTTATTAATGATTTCGGAGGTTGCACCGGATGGCTACGCAACAAAGTCAATAACGGGCGCGGAAATAATTACCAGCGCACAAGAGGGACGTCAAGCGACGTTGATTTCCGGGACGAATATCAAAACAATCAACTCAACGTCTTTGCTTGGTTCGGGCAACATTACGATTCAAACGAATCCGATTACGTTGGCAAGTGGAACGGGGTTGAATTTAACCGGTACAACGAATCAAATTAGCGCGTCGGTTTTAATACCAGCGGGAACGTTGACGGCAAATAAATCAATTTGGGTTCGAAACATTTTAACGAAAAGCGCGGGATCAACAACGTCAACGGGTCGAATTTATATAAACACAACGAATTCGTTGACGGGTGCAACATTACTTGCGAGTAGTCAATCAATGAATGGCTCAAGTTATTTTCAACGATTCGAAAGGAATTTTTTGTTTGATGGGACGAATTTAATTTGCATTAGTGTTGTGAATGGATTCGCGACGGATTTAACCGCGTCGACAATTTCAAATGTTGCGTTCAACAATTTGGTTGACAATTATTTGATTTTTGCCGTTCAAAATTCAACGACAACACCGGACAATTTAGGACACAAAAAATACATAGTTCAAATTTATGACTAATTTAACCACAATCGAAAACGGTTTTATCATGAATGAAATCGAATTCACATTTGAAGGTCAAGACGAAATTCTTGACAAAACACAAGCGCACGTTTCAACGGATCGCGGTGTCATTTTTATGGACACCACAATGTCAATCAACGGCGAATCATTCGAGGACATCAACGATTTTTTAATTTCTTTACATGGCTGAAAAACAAGCAATTTTCACGGTACAAGTTAACACCGGTAATTCCGTTCAAGACCTACAAAACGCGGATAAAGCCGTCAAAGACCTTGACAAGGACCTACAAAAAGCGCAAACGACCGCAAAGGACAATAGCGGTTTGGATGCCTACGCGCAAAAGCTGGCGGAATTAGACGCCAAACTTGAGGCGGGCGGGTTGTCGATGCGGGAAATGACGCAAGTCATGAAGGAATACCAAAACATCGCAATCAATACCGGGTCGCAATCCCCCGTTGGGGCGCAAGCGTTACAAAACGCGTCCGATTTAAAGGACCGAATCGGTGACTTGAAAGCGCAAACGACCGCGTTGTCGAGCGATTTCGTTGGACTTGACACGGCAATGGCTGGAATTGGAACGGGTGTCGCGGTTTTCCAAGGTGTGACAAGCGCGGTTGCGTTGACTGGAATCGAAAATGAGAAGTTGACGCAAACAATGGTAAAATTGCAAGCGACTCAAGGACTTGTCAACGCGGTTTCTACAATTGCAAACAACCTAAATAAGGAGGCGATTCTCGGAATTCAAATTCGGACCGCGTTACAAAAGGCGCAAAACTTTATCATGACGGGTTCGATTACGGCTATAAATTCCGAAACCGCATCGACCAAAGCAAACACCAGCGCAAAAATTGGAATGACAACGGCGACAACCGGAACATCGACGGCGTTAAAGGTTTTGAGGGGCGCGTTGATTTCAACGGGAATAGGCGCGTTGATCGTTGGGGTTGGGATGTTGATTGCAAACCTTGACAAGTTGTCCGGGGTTATTGATTACGTTGCGGATGGTTTTAATTGGTTGACGGATGCGATTGGTTTGACCGACAACGCCAGCGCTGGAATGTCAAGGGAAGACAAAAAAAGAACCGAACAACAAATTGCCAACATCGACCGCGAAATTGAAAAGACGCGTCAACGAATGCAAGCGCGAACGGATTCATTCAACAAAGAAGACGCGCAATTTGGACGACAAATCGCGTTGGCAAAAGCACAAGGAAAAAACACGACCGATTTGGAACGCGCACGAATCAAGGCGTCGATTCAATATCGAAAAGATTTGGTAAAGGAAAACGAAAACATCGTTAAACAAACGGCGTTGCAATATGAATTGTTCAAATCAACATTGCGACGAGGCGAAGGGACAACGGTTTTTGGTTCAAAGGAGGAAATCGCGCGATTGAATGAACTTTATAAAGCGATTGAAACCAGCAAAAGGGAACTTGCCAAATCACAAGAGGACTTAAAAGACGCAACGAATTCGCTTGCGGTGTTTGAAGCGGACGTAAAAAAACAACAAGCGGACGATTTGAAAGCGCAACAAAAGGCGCAAGCGGATGCGCAAAAACAACAAGCCGACAATCTTAAAAAACAACAAGACCAACAAAAGCAAGCGACAAAGGGAAGGATTGACGAAGCGCGAAAACAACGCGAGGGTGTTATTTCAGAACTTGAAAAACTTTACAATAACGAAATCAAACTTGCGGACGAAACGGAAAAACAAAAAATTGCGGGGATGGATGCGGGGATTCAAAAGGAAATCGCGTTGCGTCAAGAGGAATTCAATAATTATAAGGAACAATTTTTAATTAATGCGACCAAAGAGGAAAAGGCGGAACTTGACAAGCGTTTTGCAGATAACAAAATGAAACGTCAAGAATATGAAACCGCAATTGCTAACCTACGGAAAAACGCAATTGAAAAATTAAGCGCCGAGGAAAAGGCGTTGTTGACGCAAGCGGAAACCAATTTGCGAAAAGATATTCAAGGGATTAATTTGAAATACCTTGACGAAGATATCAAGAATTTAGCGGAAACGGAAAAACGCAAAATGGAATTGCGCGAAATGTTTACGTTGTTAATTACCGACGAATTCGACAAGGAAACGGAGGAATTGAAAATTCAACAAGCGACACAAATCAAAGATTTAGAAGAGGCGTTAAAGTTGGGCGTAATTACCGAGGACCAATTTGCCAACGCTAAATTGAAGTTGCAAACCGAACTTGCGGAAAAGGAAAAGGAAATAAATAAAAAGAAAAACGATTACATAAAAGAACAAGAAAAAAAGGCACGCGAAGAACAATTAAAAGGGTTAACGGATACACTTGGTAAATTACAAAAGGGACTTGACACCGTCAAGGTTTTAAATGACTTGTTTAATCAAATCGACCAAGCGCGAATTAATTCATTACAAAAAAATCGTGACGAAGACCTCGCAAATCTTGACGCGAAAATGCAAGCGGAATTGAACGCGGAAAACTTGACCGCAGAACAAAAGAAACAAATCGAACAAAATTTCGCCAAGCAAAAATATCAAGTGCAATTGAACGCCTACAATCAAGAGGAAAAAATAAAGAAAGCGCAATTTAACCGGGACAAAGCAATCAAATTAAGTCAAGTCGCAATCGACACGGCGTCGGCAATCGTGAAAGCGATCGCGGAATATGGTCCCCCGCCGTCACCGTTGGGAATCGCGGGAATTGCTACGGCTGGCGTCATCGGAATAACGCAAGCAATGGCGATTGCGAACCAACAATATAAGGCGGGCGGGGTCCCGTCGATGCCGTCAACATCAACCGGGGGCGCGGGTTCATCGATTGCGGGGGCGTCGGCAAGTTCGTTCACGTCAACACCGAACACAACCGCAACCGCTGGATTGTTAGGGGGCGCCGTTCAAGGAACGCCGACCACGTCGACGCAAGTTTTTGTTTTGGAATCGGATATTTCCGCGACGCAAAACAAGGTCAAACTTCAAGAATCCAAAACAAGTTGGTAAGCCACGACCGACCGCGCGGGGTTAAAAATGTTTCATTGGTTGAAAAACATCCATAGGTTTGAAGTAATTCCGTAGCTTTGTCGATATTGTCTTGATGCAATTTAACGTTGTGACCTTTTCGAATAAATTCGGGTAAGTTCATGTTGAGGTAAATTGACTTTACAAAATGGTTGTATTTTTTCCAGTCAATCAATTCAAAGGTTTGAAGTAGTTTTTCGGAATCCATTAAAACGGGGGAATGCGTTTCAAAATTCCACAACGGGCGTTCATAATATTTCAAGAATTCAATTGTGTTAAACATGGCTTCGCGGTAATGCGCGGGATGTTGATCCACAATTTCAAGCGTCCCGGAATGAATAGGAATGTCGGCTCGAAGTTTTGGCGTCACGAAGAAATCGTCATTCATATAAATGAATTCACCCCCACGTTCACGGGCAAAGGTCAACATCTTATTGGTCACGTCACAACCGCGAATGTTGTTGAATTGTGGACATGGAATGTTGTCAATGTCAGCGACCTTGTCGCCAACGGTTACAATGTCCGCATTCGGGAATGACATTCGAATGAATCGGATTGATTGTTGAATTTCGAATTCATCGCGTCCGCGTCGATAAGGGAAAACAAAAGTCATCGAACAAAGATACATAATATAAACATGAGAAAAGAACTACCAATTTACGAAATCATGATTGACTTGGACGATCCAGAAACAACGGTGTCCTACAATGCAATGGTTGAATTTCCCGCGCATGAAAAGAACTTTGAAATGTTCAACAAGCGAATTGCATACGAATTCAACGATGAACAACAAGTAATTACCGGAATTGCGATTTCATCGGACACACCGATTTATCGATACGACGACAAATCAAAGGAGGAATATTACGTCGTGTTCACGAAACAAGCGATTCGCGATATTATTTTTGATTACGCAAGGCGGAACAATTTTAACAACGTCAATCTTGACCACAATCCGCACAAGGTTGTTGATGGGGTTTATATGATTATGAGCTACCAAATCGACAACGCAAGGGGATTCACAGCACCCGAACGTTTCAAAGATGCGAACGACGGTTCGTGGTTAGTTTCTTATAAGGTAACGGATAAAGCACTATTCGAGCGGGCAAAGAATGGCGAATTCAACGGGTTTTCAATCGAGGGCGTTTTTAATTTAATCGAAACCGACAAGACACAAGAATCCGAATTCGAAGCGATTTTAAAAGAAATTCAACTTTGGAAAAGAAACGTTGAACGAATCCGAATGTTTAACGATTACCCGGAAGCGGTTTCGAATAACGCAAAACGTGGTTTGGAATTGAACGAAAAGAACGGGAATAAATGCGCAACGAGAGTTGGTCGATTACGCGCGACCACGTTGGCGAACCGCGATACCGTTTCGTTGGATGTCATTAAAAGAATGTATTCGTATTTATCGCGCGCGGAAACATATTACAACGAATCCGACACGTCCGCGTGTGGAACAATTTCATATTTAATGTGGGGCGGAAAAGCTGGGTTGCGATGGACGGAATCTAAATTGAAAGAATTGGGCGAATTATAATTTCGAACAAGATTACATAATAAACAAAAAACAAATAAATGAACGCATTTGAAAAAGTAATGAATGAACTTGGTCGAATCAAGACCATGTTCGAAAATGCCGAAAAAGTTCAAACGAACTTTGAAACGGCTACCTTATTAGATGGCGAAACAACCATTGAATTCGAATCTTTGGAAGTTGGTCAACAAGTTTTTATCGTAACAGATGAAGGTCGAATCCCAGCACCCGAAGGAACGCACGCGCTCGGAGGCGATTACATGGGTGTGACAATTACCGTTGACGCGGATGGATTTATTTCCGAAGTTGTAGACGAAAGGGGTTCAAGCGAAACCACAACCGAAGAAACATCCGCGGAATTTGAAGCGGTTCCCGGTGAAATTTTACCCGCGGTTTTGGAAGGCGTTACCGAAATAATCGCGTCCGAATTAGGACTTGAAATGGACAAAGCGTACGACGTTGCAAGCGCCGTAATTACCAAGATAAATGAAATGACAACCGAAACGGTTGAGGAATCAATGTCGGCAATTGATGTTGAAGCAATCGTCAACGGAAAACTTGAATCATTCGCACGATCAATCGAAGCCGTTGCGGAAATGATGAAAGGTATTTCCGACGAAAACGCACAATTGAAAAATGAAATCGCTACAGTGCGAAACGATTTCGAATCGTTCAAGGCGATGCCGTCAAATGAAACAAAAGAAAGCGAAAAATTCGCAAGGACTGGCAACCTTACTGCCAAGCAACAATTTTTAAAAACTTATAAAAATCTATAAATCATGTCTATTAAAAAGTATGTAAAGTCAAATTTTGACTACGATGTATCTGGATTAGCGCCTTACGTTGACGACCAACGCGAAGACCTTATTCACCGTTCAGTAACTGAAGCGCAAACGTTAAGTTACATTGCAATTCAGCAAGGAATCAAAGGAACTGAAGACCTTAAATTGTTAAACGATTCAATCGTTTACCAAAACGGCGATTGTTCCATGTCACCAAGTGGTGACACGATTTTCACCGATCGTCAAATTTCCGTTGAAACAATCGGTTATTTAAAGAAGTTTTGCCAAAAAGATTTAGCTGGATTTTGGACACAATTGGCATTGCGTCCGGGTGCAATGGCGGAGGACAAAACGTTGCCATTCGAACAAGTTTTAATTAACTACCTTTTAGAGTTACACGCGTTCGAACTTGAAAAATTAATTTGGCAAGGGAACAAGGTTTCTGGTTCGGGCAACCTTGCGTTCATGAACGGATTCAATTCATTCCTAACTGTTGCGAATGGTTGTGTTGACTTGAACACTACGTTCGGTGCGGTGACAATTGACGCAACAAACGCCTTTGATATTTTTTACGAAGCGTTTACCAACACACCGTCAAACATCGCAGAAGGTCAAGATTTCATTTGTTTCACGTCACGAAGCAATTTCAATTTCCTTTTGAAAAACTTGGTTGATTTAAATATGTTCCATTACAACCCAGCACAAATCGGAACAATGAACGAAATCATGTTACCGGGAACAAATATGCGAGTTGTTAAATTGAACGGATTGAACGGAACGACCAAAATATACACTGGTCGCGCGTCACATTTCTATTTCGGAACTGACTTGTCAAGCGATTTCGAATCATACGATTTGTGGTATAGCTTCGACGACGATGTAATTTATCTACGTTCTAAATTCCGCGCTGGGGTTCAAGTGCCATTCCTTGACCAAGTTGGAACATTCGAACAAATATCGTAATTAACACGGGGGGATTCGTCCCCCCTATTTTAAACATTAAAAAATAAAAATCAATGTCTTGTAACATGACCACGGGGTACAACGATAGAACGTGTACCAACGGAAAAGGCGGAATCAAAAGCGTTTTGTTGTTCCCTTTGGGGGCAACATCTGGCGCGGTTGTTTCACCGACAAATGAACTAACGTCTTTGACTGTAACGGGTGAAACATTCCTTTACAAGTTAAAGTCAAACTTATCAAGCTACACGGCGCCAGTTCGAGTTGACAAAAACAATGGGACGTTGTGGTACGAACACGAATTGTCAATGATTCTTGCGTCCGATTCAAAAGAATTGAGAAGCGAAATTCATTTGCTTGCACAAAACGAATGTGTTTGTTTGGTTGAAAATGCCGACGGAACAATTGTAGCGCTTGGATTAGGCGAAGGATTGCAAGTTGCGGACGCGAACGAATACACGTCCGGGGTTTTGAAGAGCGACCGAAAAGGACACGTTATTGTTTTGCGAGGAATGGAAAACGACGAGGTTCCAGACGTGAACGCAACACTTTACAATAACTTGTTGGCGCAACAATCACCGTCAATTTAATCGTTGAACTAACTTAAATTAGGGGATGGGCGTTGTCCCGTCCCTTTTTTTTATATATTTGATTCATGAAAATAAAAAGCGAAATGATTGGGTGCCGTGTTTGGGCGCCAAATCTACAAAGGTACGTCAAAATAGAAGCTGGAAAAGGCGACGATTACTTGTCCATGGGAATCATTGACATTTTCGAATTCGAAAAACCAAACCTTGTTAAAAAAGAAAATGCAAAAAATACAAAAAAACGGAACGACGTCGTTGATCGTGACGGTGACGGAATTGACAACAATCCCGAATCCGAACTATCTATTTGAGTTTATCCACGAACAATCGTTTGACAACCAAACTTGTGTCTTGACCAACATTTCACAAGGGATTCCAAGGTTCGACGAATTCGTTTTGATTGATGGCGTTGACGTGAATTTCATTTACGACGGATATTATATTTACAACATTTACCAACAATCGTCACCGGGCAACCTTGACCCCGTGAATTCTCAAGGATTGGTCGAAACGGGACGCGCGCACGTCATTGAGGCGGATTCACCGAGTTACGAATACGATTCACCGATTTATTTTAACATATATGAATAATAAATTAACGTCGATTTCATTTCGAAAAGATTTTCAAAAACCGGACGAAGAAAAGGACCGTTCACTTGGATTCGTGAAATGGGGAAAAAAGAATGATTACCCCTTTTTTTTAGCGGACCTTTACAACGGGTCGGCATATCACCAAGGAATAATAAAAAATAAAACGCATTACATAGCGGGCGGGGGTGTTCAAATCGTGACCGGAATGGTTCAACCATTCATTGACAACAAATGGTCGGATTTTGACATGAACGAAATTGCCGAACGGCTTGCGTTCGATGGCGAATTGTTCGGAGGTTTCGCGGTCAAAGGGACTTGGAACAAAGAACAAACAAAGGTTGTGATGTGGGAACACATTCCGATTGACATGATTCGCGCATCTGAAGACGAAAGGACTTATTATATTAGTGACGATTGGACGGCGTTGAATCAATCCCCGGAAAAAACGAACTTGAGAATTTTACCAGCTTTTGACAAAGACAATCGAACGGGTTCATTTATTCTTTATTACAAAGAACCACATTTAAAAGGTCGCAAGGAATTAGGCGTATACCCGAAACCGTCGTATTATGGCGGAATAACGGCGATTCAAACGGATGTTGACATTTCGAAATTCCATATGTATGAATTGCAGAACGGTTTCAAGTCGGGAAGTTTAATAAATTTTCCCAGCGGATACCCCGAAACAACGGAGGAATTGAACCGAATCAAAGCAGACGTTAAAGGACGTTCGCAATCGGTTGAGGACGCGGGCGAAATAATCCTAACATTTAGCAACGGCAAAGATGAAGCGCCGACCATTTTATCATTGAATGGGAACAATCTTGACCAACGTTATTTGGCGACGGAAAAAAGCGTTCAACAAAACATCCTTGTCGCGCACGCGATTACGTCCCCGCAATTATTCGGGGTCCGAATGGAGGGATCGTTCAATTCAGCGGAATCCGACGATTTGTTTAATATTTTTAAGGCGACGTACGTTGAAACGAAACAAAAGCGAATTGAATGGTTGTTGAATTTCATGGTTGAATTAAGTGGTTACGCTGGCAAGGTAAAATTAAAAGACGTTCAACCGTTGCCAAAAGATGAACCGGTTCAAACCGTTGATGGGCAACCAGCACCCGAAACGCTGGACGTGGCAAAATCCGCCTTGAATGGGGCGCAAATTGCGTCGTTAATTGATGTTGTCGCAAAAATCAAAGAAGGTATTTTAACACCCGAAAGCGCGTTGAACATATTGGTCGCATCATTCCCGACAATTAGCGAAACAACCGCGCGTCGTATCGTTGGAATGCCAGCGGTTCAACAAACACCGATTGTTCAATCATGCGACCGACACGAATTCGGGGACGATGAAATAAAAGTTTTCGCGGAATTCGGCGAATCGAATGACAATTACATTGTATTGCATTCCGAACCGATTGAATGGGACACCCCCAGCGCGGACGTTTTCGCACGAAGTCAACAATTGTTTGATAAAGTTGGCGAAATTTCCGCCAAGTTGACCGGAGGCGATAAAGACGTTTTAAAACTTTTGTCGGACGGGGAATCAAGCGACGCAATCGCGAAGGCGTTGAACACGTCGGTTGAAGAAATCGCGAAACGAATTCAATTGATTCGTGAACTTGATTTGATTTCGAAAGGAGGCGAAGTTAACACGCTGGGAAAGTCGGTCATTGAAAACCTTGATATTCCGATTTCGAGGTTTGAGGTAAGGTATACATATCAAACACGTCCCGACGTTCCCCCAGTCAAGACGCAATCAAGGGCGTTTTGTGTTAAATTAATCGAATTGAATCGAAGTTATTCGCGACAAGATATTGACAACATTTCCGCAAGGGTTGACCGTGACGTTTGGCGTTACCGTGGCGGTTGGTATACGAATCCAAAAACGAAAGCAACAACGCCGTTTTGCCGTCACGAATGGGTTCAACAATTAGTAATTGCACAATAATTAAAACATGAACTATCTTTTATCAGTTGAAAACCTAAAGAAATTAGGTTTGATTCATCAAAACACCGACACGAAAATTCTTGCCGTGGCTATTCGGCGAAGTCAAGACATCAACGTTCAACCAGCTTTGGGGACACCCCTTTACAAAGCATTGTTGCAACGCGTTCAAACGAATTCATGGACGCCGACTTATTTAACATTGATGAATGATTACGTTGTCCCGTGTTTGGTTGCCTACGTTGACTATCGTTGTTGTTTATTATTGAATGAGAAATTGACAAACAAATCGGTCGGTCGTGTTTCCGATGAAAACATTCAAGCAAACGACCGTCAAAACACTTATGTTTTCCGCGACCAATTGTTAAAAGACGCGCAATTTTATAAGGAACGATTAATCGGATTTTTGATGGACGACAACGGCGACAATTACCCCGAATACATTGATTGTTGCGGATCGCCGTCCATGTGTCACGAAAAGGTCACAAAGGATCAAACGGGTTATTCACCTTTAAACTGGATTATATGAACAAACGGTTTGTTCCCGGAAAAAAAGACATTGAAAAATTGAACAAATATTTAAAGAATGGAAAAGACGTTAAACCAATTGATGCGCGAATTCGAAATAATCGCGAACGAACATCTACAGATAAATGATTTTTTCCAAGGGGATTATTTGGACGCCGTGTCAAGGGACGCCGTCGATTACCCGTTGATGGTTGTCACCTTGCAACCGGGTTCGATTTCCGATTTTGGCGTTCAAGTTAACGCCGTTATTTCAATCGCCGACAAATATAACATTCAAGAATATAGACAAATCAACGAAATACATTCCGATTGTTTGTCCATTTGCAAAGACATTCACGTCATTTTGAAGCAATGGAGGTTTGAAGATTTCCTCGATGTGACTGGAACAATTGGAACACAACCATTTATCAACCGTTCACACGATGTCACGGCGGGATGGACAATGACAATTGCCATGAATGTTTATGATTCGGAGGACTGGTGCAAAATTCCGATGGACAATTACGATTTTGGCAATGATTAAAGAATCCCACGTTCGCCAATTGGCTTGGATTTATTTCCTTTGTTCGTATGTAACGGCATTCGCGCTATGGTTTCAACAGTTGTTTTATTTGCAAATGTTGGGATGGTCCATGTTTTTTTATAATACATATCAAATAATTTACGAAATATACGTCAATCAACATCCGGATGAAAACTAAATTTTCAATTTTTGCGCTTTCCTTACTTTCGATTTTAGCGCCAGTCAAACCTATGGTTTTAATTGCAATTGCGTTCATTTGGCTTGACTTGTGTTTCGGTGTTTGGCGAAGCGTTCGTTTGAAAGGTTGGAATTCGATTCGTTCCCGTGGACTTGCACGCACGATTTCAAAATCATTGCTTTACGCTGGCGGAATTGTTGCGTTTTTTTTCCTCGAAAAATATGTTATTTCGGATTTAATTGGTTTATTTGTGTCCGTTGAATTGGTGTTAACGAAAGCATTTACGTTTTTTTGTGCATTCATCGAAATCAAATCAATTAACGAAAGTTATTTTGAGGTCACGGGAAAAGATGTTTTGAAGTCATTTAAAGAATTTTTGACGGCGAAAAAACAAGAATGGGACGAATTCAAAAACTAAATTATGTATACAAGGGAAAAAATCGAAAAGGCGGTCAAAGAAAAGGGATTTAAATGGTTCGAGGACCATTCGAATAAAGGTTACGACGTTAATATTGTAGGCGTTCGAAACAATTCCCCCAGCATCGCCGACAAGGTGACAAATGTATTTGACGATTTTATAACAATTTCATTTAAAGATGCAAACGGAACGTGGCAATTTTTTTGTTGGAACGCGACGACGGATCCCGGAAAAAAAGGTGTTGAGAAATTCCATAATTCAAAAGGCGTTGCGCGGTTGGTAGCGGGTCAATATCGCGGGGTTTGGTCGATTGACAAGCATCAAGGAAAATACGACGCGCTTTGTCAACGATTAGGCAACGTTACGGTTTGGAGGGACGGAAATCGAGATATGAAATTTGACGAAATCAAAACGGACACGGGAATGTTTGGAATAAACATCCACAAGGCGGGAACGGATTCGACTTGGGTGGAAAATTGGTCCGAAGGTTGTCAAGTATTCAAGCGCGCAAAAGATTTTGAAACGTTTATGTTCATTTGCAAAAAGGCGTCAAAGATTCACGGCAACAAATTTTCGTATACATTGCTCGAAATATGAGGTTGATTTTATTTGTTTTGCTGGCGTTGGCGCTTGTTTCGTGTTCGTCCGAAAGGAAAGCACAATACCACGTCCGAAAAGCGCTAAAACATGGCGCTAAATTCACACAAGACACCGACACAATTCGAATTGCAACCGTTGATTCGTTCCCGGTAATTGTCAACGATTCGATTGTTTGGGAAAAAATTATCGCGTATCGCGATACGGTTATACAATATAGAAACATATACGTTCCAACAACGAGATTTCAAGAACGAATTCGATACAAGGAACGAATCAAGACCTTGAAAATCAAAGGTGACACCGAGATCAAGATCGTTAAACAACAAGCGAAGGTAAAAAACAACCAAGTTGTGAAATATAGAACCAATTGGTGGTTGGTTTTGTTTGCGTTCATTCTTGGTTTTGTTTTACGATTCATTTTAAATTCATCGGTTTTCAATCGAATTGCTTTATTATTAAAATATAGGGGTGAAATTTAGACCACGAATAACGCGCGAAGAATTCGAGGTTGTCGCACAATATCGAAGAATCAAGCGCGAATGCGACGACCAAGGAATCGACGTCAAAAACGTAAAACATGGTTGGTTGAAATCAAAGAACACCAGCTTGTTTTTTAAAAATCCCGAATATCAAAACGAACTATTCGGAAAAATGGAACAGTTGCGCGTTGACATAATCAAGTCAATCGATGAACATTCCCCAGTTTACCCGACAATCAAAAGGACCAAATCAAAGGATGGTCATTTGTTGGTCATTGATCCCGCGGACGTTCATATCGGAAAACTGGCGACAGCATTCGAAACGGGCGAGGAATACAACCAACAAATTGCGGTCAAGCGCGTTCACGAAGGCGTTCAAGGTATTTTGGACAAGTCAAGCGGATTCCAAATCGACAAGATTTTATTTATCGGAGGAAATGACATTTTGCACATTGACACGCCGAAAAGACAAACGACCGCGGGAACACCACAAGACACCGACGGAATGTGGTATGAAAACTTTATTAACGCGAAACGTTTGTACGTCGAAATCCTTGAAAAATTAATTACAATCGCGGACGTTCATTTCACGTTCAATCCGTCAAATCATGATTATACGAACGGGTTTTTCCTTGCGGATGTCATTCAATCGTGGTTTCGAAATTGTAAAAACATTACATTCGATTGTTCTATTTCGCATCGAAAGGCGTTTCAATACGGGACAAGTTTAATCGGTACAACACACGGGGACGGGGCGAAATTACAAGATTTGCCGTTGTTGATGGCACAAGAATTCCCGCTTGAATGGGCAAAAACGAAACACCGTTATGTTTACACGCATCATGTACACCACAAAATGTCGAAGGATTTTATCGGTGTCACCGTTGAATCATTGCGTTCACCGTCCGGAACCGATTCATGGCATCATCGAAATGGTTACCAGCACTCGCCAAAAGCGATTGAAGGGTTCATTCATCACAAGGAACACGGTCAAATCGCGCGTTTAACACATATTTTTTAAGGATTAAAACCTTTATTTTATAATGGTTTTAAAATTATTTTGTTAAAAAATGTGAAAAAATGTGCAAAAAGTTTTGCATATATAAAAAAGTGTGTATCTTTGTAAGGTCAATAAGGCGGAAAACAATTAAAAAAACAAAATTATGAAAACTGAAAACATGAAAATTGAAAGGACAAAAAGCTACGGTCATTATCGAGTGACTGGAATCGTTAACGGTGTCGAGGTTAGCGCAATTACAACCGATTCGGAGGCGTTCGATTATTTCAACGACGACGATAACGAATACAAAAATGCAATGGCGATTGCTCATTGTGAATGTTTATTAATTCAAACATTTGAAAATCTTTAAAATCATGGAAACTTTTAAAATTACCTTTTTCGACCACGACGGAAACGAAATGTTTCACAAAATAACGGAACAATTCGATTTCATCGAAGCGTATAAATATGCCAACGAAATTTTGGCAACAACAACATGGGATGTCGCAACCGTTCAAGTCGATGAATTATGAATGAATATACTAAAATAATACTTGACTTTGTGTTACTGGTCGGGTTCATGGCAAGCGGTTTTTTATTAATCTTTTATTGTATAGCAACATGGTAAATTCAATTGACAAACATTGGTTCGATTTTCAAATCGAAAATGTACACGGTTCGGTCACGTTTGAAATAGATGTTATAATTATGGACGAATTTGGAACGGTCGATTTTGACCTACATTTCACCGAAATTTGGTCATTTACCAACAACGAAAATGGTCATGAAATCGAAATCAAATTAACCAGAACACAAGAAAAACAAATCGAAAATGAAATCAAAGAATTCATGCTTGACAATCCGGATGTTTTCGATTTTTACGAATACATTTCCGAGGAAAGCGCTCGAAAATTATGTTATTATTATGAATTACACAAACCATATTAAAATGAAAAAATTTAAACCCATGACATTACCCGCCATTATTCGTTGGTGGTCAAAACCATCCTTTGCATTCGACAAGGGCGGATCGTTCAACGTCGAACTTTATTTAAAAATTTGTGAAATTAAACTTCAAAACAATGTATAAACTACTCTATTTCCACAACAAGACACTAAAGGAATCGTATACATTCCCGACGGAGGCGCTGGCGAACTGGAAAGCGCGCGAATTGTATCGATTAGGTACACACCGATTTGGTCACTTTGTAATTGAAAAGATATGAATCAAGACATCAAAGAATTAATTCAAGAATACCAGCTTGACAAACCGAATCGAAAACGCGAATTCACCTACAAACGTTATTTTCTCATGGCGGTCGCGGATTCGCGCGGGAACATGACAAAAACGGCGATCGGTGAAATGTTTAAAAGGGACCATTCAAGCGTAATTCATGGGATAAAACAACATAAATTTTGGTGGAAAATTCGCGATATGGAATATCTGCGCGGAATTCACCCGCTCGAACAAACACTTGACATCGAGGCGGAACGCGTATCGAAAAAATACATTTACGATTGCCATTGCAACGAAACGACGTTGACAATCGAAGGCAAATTTTCAAAACGAATGATTGAAAAATTAAATGGAAAATACAACCGAAAAGATATTTCGCTTATATTTGCATTAACATAGTTTTGTTTTAATTTGCTTGAAAGACACCCCGTGAAAATGGGGTGTTTTTTTTTTGTTCGAGCGTTACAACGTTACAAAATTACGAATCCCTTTAACCGGGTCCCAGCAAAAATTTAAAAAAAACAAGGGGGAGGGGGTCAAAAGTTTTGTAATTTTGTCGCGCTTTGGTTCAAAGTCAATACCACACTACGTTTTAGCCGTTACAAAACGCGTTACAAAAAAATATTTTTGTCGCGGATTGATTATGAATAAAAAAAATAATTAGTTTTGTGACCATGGCGCAACAACAAAAAAATTTATTAATGGGATCGACCGAGTAAACCCGCGCCATGGTTGAAAGGTCGTCCCATTTTTATTTGATATTAGAATGATTCCGAACATTTCCGTTTTCAAGTCACTATTTAACGCAAAGGAAACACCGTACACGATGAACGTGGTCGATGTTTACAACCGAATCAAAAAGGGATATCCAGAACTGATTTCAAAAATAAACCGATTGCGCGAAATGGACGATTCCTTGGAAAGTTACCGTTCATTGAAAAATTCATTGCTTGCAATTATGTTCAATGGAACGTTTAACGAACGAACCGACAACGGACTTATTGAACATTCCGGGTTGTGCATTCTTGATTTTGACGATTACCCGGACGAATCGACCATGAACGAGGACAAAAAACGTTTTAGATTACTTTCGTTCGTTTACATGGTGTTTACTTCACCATCGAATAAAGGTTTGAAAGTAGTTGTAAAGATTCCCAAATCAAGCAAAGATGAACACAAACGAAGGTTCAAAGCGCTTGAAAAGGAATTCAATTCGGATTATTTCGACGCATCCAGTCAAAACGTTTCAAGGGTTTGTTTCGAAAGTTACGATCCCGACGCGTATCTTAATGAATTTTGCGATGAATTTACAAAAATAGAAGAGGAACAAGGTTACATTTATAAGGAACGCGCACCCATTTGCCGTTTAACTGATGAAGGGAAAATCATTGACCGAATTTTTAAGTTCGATTTCGGCGGTGAATTCACGAAAGGAAACCGAAATAATTACATTTTCAACGTGTCCGCTTGTCTATGCGAATTTGGAATCATGCGCGACGTCGCCGAATACCATTTGAAAAACTATGTTGACGAATCATTTACGCAAAGCGAATTGATTAACACAATCAAAAGCGCGTACCGAATCGCTCAATTCGGTTCTAAGTATTTTGAGGACGTCGATAAACTGGCAAAAGCAAAAATGAAAATCCGAAAAGGACATTCAGACATTGACATTCAAAGGGAATTGAACATCGATAACGAACAACTGGATGAAATCAAGGAAGAAATTCAAACCAACAACGACGTATTTTGGAAGGTCATTCAAACAAAACAAGGTGAACGAATAATAATTGAACCGAACGAATATTCGCATTTTTTGGCAAAGAATGGATTCGGGAAATATTACCCCGAACGGGCGTTGTCACCGACATTCGTGGTCGTAAATGAAAACAAAGTTCGATTGTCGGCGGTTGAACAAATCAAAGATTTCGTTTTAAATTACCTACGGGACCGGGGCGAAATTGCCGTGTGGAATTATTGTTCACGATCAACATATTTGTTTTCGGAAAATCATTTGAATATGTTGGAAAGCATCGATTTGAAAATGTTGCAAGATAGCAAAGACCTTTCCTATATTCCTTTTAAAAACGGCGTTGTGGTTGTGACAAAAAAAGACGTCACATTGAAATCGTACATTGATATTGACGGCTACATTTGGGAAAATCAAATTTTAAACCGTGACTTTGTCCCAGTCAAGGAATTCAAAAATGATTTTCAAGATTTCATTTGTAAGGTTTCTAATAAGGACAACCAACGAATCGATGCGCTGGAATCCACATTGGGTTATTTAATGCATACATTTAAGGACAAGACCGAACAAAAGGCGATTATTTTCAACGATCAAGAAATTGACGACAACGCCAACGGAGGTTCGGGAAAATCATTAATGTTGACGGCGCTGGGTTACTTTCGAAACATTGTGACGATTGACGGAAAACAATTTAGTTCGATGAAAAATGATTTCGTTTACCAGCGCGTGAATTTAGACACGCAAATTTTGGCATTCGACGACGTTAAAAAGAACTTTGATTTCGAACAATTATTTTCAATCGTGACGCAAGGAATCGCGGTGAATCGAAAAAACAAAGATGAAATATACATTCCATTCACAAGGGCGCCAAAAATCGTAATTACAACAAATTACGTTATTAATGGCGCGGGTTCATCGCATGACCGAAGACGGCACGAAATAGAATTTTTTCAGTATTTTAACGCGAATCATTCACCGGAGGACGAATATAAAAGAATGTTGTTTGATTCATGGGATGGAGACGATTGGTCGCGATTTGACAATTACATGATTTCGAACTTGCAAAAATATTTGACTAATCGATTGATAAAAACAACCAGCATCAACGCCGATGCAAAAAGATTCATTCAATCGACGTGCAAGGACTTTTTTGAATTCACCCGTGAAGGCAACATTCCGTTGGATGTATACAATTACAATCAAACCAAACTACAAGAATTTCAAAGTGAAACGAATTCTTTCAAAGATTTGTCAACGCAAAAGTTCAAAAAATGGGTTCGCGAATTTGCTATTTTTAAAGGTTATAAATACACCGAGGGACACAATCATTCCGGGCGTTATTTTATCTTGACCGATTCATCACCAGCAAATAATTAAAATAAATATACATGAAAAGACCTATTATTTTAGCAAGTTTAACAATGATTGCGATTTGGTGGATTGCGATTTATCGATTCGGTTGGTGGGGTGCGGTTGGATGTTTGACCTTTGGAATCATTACAACACTATTGATTGAATGGAAAAGATAAACAAACAACGTCTTGACGCGCTTAAATTAGCGCATGACGTCGAACGATACCCGTCAATCCCGCCAGCGTATCATGTTAAAACGAAATGGGACGACAAGACCGCGAACGGATTGACGAAGGCAATAACATCGTTTATTCAATACAACGGTTTTCAAGCGGAACGAATCAATACAATGGGGGTTGCAAGGGAAAAAAGAACCACGGGCGGAAAATTAATCGGTGTGACGTGGACCAAAGGAACAACAACCAAAGGGAGCGCGGATATTTCCGCAACCATTCGCGGACGTTCGGTGAAAATCGAGGTCAAAATTGGTAAAGACCGACAAAGCGAAGCACAAAAAAAATATCAAGAGGACATCGAACGCGCTGGGGGTGTTTACCTAATTGCGCGCGATTTCGATTCTTTTGTTGAATGGTTTGATGAATTCGTAAAGGCATGATTGAAATTGAAATAAGTCAAAACCAACGCGACCGCGCGCAAATCTTGTTTGATTTCGGAATCTTGAACAATTCCATTCGCGAAGGTGACGGAAAATTGACCGGGGCGCTGGGTGAAATTGTGGTGTTCGATTACTATTCGAGCAAAGGACGAAAGGTTGTTCATGCTCAAGATTTCAATTTTGATTTGTTGATTGAAGGATTCAAAGTCGAGGTCAAAACAATGGCAAGGAATGGAATTCCTAAACTGGAAAACAATTGTCATTTGTCGAATCATAATTCAAAACAACGTTGTGACTATTTTATTTTCGTTGACGTTTTGAATGATTATTCACGCGCTTGGATCAAGGGTGCAATTTCACGACATCGATTCGATGAAATCAAAATTTTCAAGAAAAAAGGCGAATTCGATGGACCGTTTTTTCAATTCAAATCGGATACTTGGATAATTACCAACAAAGATTTGTTAACAATTTAATGTTTCGATGTTGCACGAATGAAAATTATTTTTATCTTTGGTGAAATTTAAAACATATAATTATGGCGACAACAAGAAAAACGACCGAAGCGGTCACACCGGAACAACCGAAGGGTTTATTCCACAAATTGCATTCAGCAAAACAACACATTGGTAAGGTTTCAAAGAATGCAATTAATCCACATTTTAAAAAGAATTACGCCGACATCAACGCATTGCTTGAAACGGTCGAACCGATTCTTTTAAGTTATGGTTTGATATTATTGCAACCAGTCAAAGGAAATACGGTGTTTACTATTATAACGGACATCGAAACGGGCGAATCAACCGAATCATTTATGGACATTCCGTTGAACATAACCGATCCACAAAAAACGTTGGCTTGCATTACTTATTTTCGACGCGGAACGTTGCAATCTTTATTGTCATTACAAGCAATCGACGACGACGGGAACGAGGCAAGCAAACCTTGTACAAAACCGACAATTGACGACGAACGTTTTCAAAACGCAAAAAAAGCCATTGCGGACGGGAAATTCACCGTTGAGAAATTGAAGGGAACCTATTCACTAACACCGGAACAAATCAACCAATTATAAAATGAACGCAAAAGAGCGCGCGCAATACCTTTTCGATTTGTTTGATGTTGTCGAATATAGCGACAAGGTCAAAACAAAGATTACGCGTAAAGCGTGCGCGCTTATTTTGGTGCATGAGGTTTTGAAAGACCTTGATCCAAAATCGCGTGACTTTTTAT